CCGCGGTGCACCGCGCTCCAGGGTACACAACCCCCTGAAGCGCCGCGCACCGCGTGCCACTGGCGCCGGCAAAAGTAATGCCACCGTATCCAAACGGTCTTTTGCCCCGGATGACAGTCTACCGCTTTCTCCGTTGTCTAGCGTTCGCGGCCGACACCGCGTCGTCAAATCTCACCGCAGTGTCCCTGCGCCGCCCGACAGTGACGGTTGGGTGGAGATCGTCAACGGCGCGCCGAAGCGCGACCTCATCCCGGTGACCCCGCTTGCTCCACGCGCGGTTCCCTTTCGCGCGCCTACATCAGCAGGAGGCTCATCGGCTCCGTCTTCGCCAGACGTCAGCTACCGCGCCAGGCCGATGGTTTTCAAAGCCGTCGGCGTCAACGGCGCCCCGCCTAGGCTTTATTACAATAGCCTCCATTCCACCTACCGTACGGTGGATGGCCTCATGTTCAATAACATCGCAAGCGTCGCTGAGGGTCCGATTGGGCGCATGCCAGACGGCTCAGGCGTCCGCTTTATGGGCGCCACCCGTCCTCGGCGCGGCGCTAGCGCCATCGACGCTGTTTTGATCACTCCCGGCTTTGATAAGTTCGCCAGGTCCCAGAACCTCCCGACTTCATCCAAGTACTCCTCGAACGTCCGTGACCTACGACCCGCCGCGCCTCCCGCAGCGCCGCCGTCGACCGTTGCGACTACACTGCCTTCTCCAGCAGCCGTTTGGGCTCTTCCCGAGAAAGTTGACCCCGACTTGAACATGCAGTTGAGGACGATCAAGTACCCGGTTGTGTTTTGGCTAGAGACTTTCGAACCTCTTCCCGCCGACGCCGATAGCGCCTCAAGCCCCGCCGGGCTACCACCCGGCCGTGTCACGTACGAGCGCATCGCTGGGCGACATGAAATACGCGGCAAGACAAAGATCGACTTTGAGCTCTTTGCCCGCGTACGCCCAATTGACAGCGCCGCCGCCCTCCGCGGCGCCGCAGTCGCTGAGTTTGACTACGTCGTCGACGCTAGAAGCGGTGCTCGGAAAGCCTCCCCCAACCCTTGGGGCGTGGCATATTCCAACACCTTCATCGGCTTCGAGCAACCCGGCTTCGGATTTGGCATCATTCCACCTGGCTGCTTAGTTAGCTCTTTTGCCACCGCTTCCACCGTGGTCAACGTCGTTCGCGCCGCTCCAGAGCGCGATCTGACCCGCTACGGCATAGAAGCTAACCCCGGTCCGCTCCCCGTTTCGCTCCCAAGTTTGGACGTTTCGCTCCCAAGTTTGGACGCCATGCCATCTCTTTCGGCTCTTATGGCCCGTCTCAGGCGCGAGCCTCCGTCCGCTTTTCCTTTTTCTTGGTGCCCGTCTTTTAACTCATGCTTCCCCAAGTTTTCTTTCGAGCTGTTCCCTCGAGAGATACCTTTGATGAGTGCTGACGGTTTCACCATTCCTTCGCCGCCCTCCCCGAGGTTCTCCCGCCGTTTCGCGTACGGCGTCGCCAGCGTCATTGTCGTTGGAGGTGTCTGCTATTACCTTAGCACGGACCACTGTTGGTCCCTAGTCCGCTATTGTAGGCGCGTGGTTCGGCGAGCTTTCTTCATCGCTTTGCCCGACTACGACGATGACGACTTGACCAACGCTATCGATTTGTGCACCTCTGCTGGCACCTTGACCACGCCTGAGAACAGTTTGCGCGCAACCGTGTTCACGCGCGTGAACCCTCTCCCGTTGCCTACTGCCAGCAACATGGACGACCTCCTATGGCGTGCGTATTTCGGCGGCCGATGCCTCATCAGCCTGGCTCGGGCACCGCCGATAGTTTCGAATGGCAGCCTCCAAGCCCGCCGTACTGAGGAAGGCGTGGTCTTCTTCGGCACGGACGCTTTTGTCGGTCAACACAGCGACGCCGTCGCCGCTGGGCCCCCTCCGGTTGAGTTCAACATGCGGGACCTAATTTTCCGTACCCGCAAGGTCCTAGTTCGTCCAGTGGTCCTTCCGAACTTTAGCGGCCTTGAATGCATAGCGACTTACGATGTTCAGCCAGGCCCTTGGCATTATTGCTTCGGTTGTTGTTCAGCGTCACCGTCCTATACGCCACCCGCGCCCGTTGAACGCTTTGGCCACGCTCTGATCGCCACCGCTGACACCAACACCCACATTTGTTGGGATGATTACAGCGGTCATCAGGTTATCCCCTCGAACGTCCTGCACGACGCAGTCACGAGGTGGAGCCTGCAAAAGAGCCATGCAAGTTACGCGTCCTTGGGAGTCACGCTCGTGGATTATAAGGACTGCATCGCCCTCGTCATGGCGGCCGTCTCCAGTGGCTACCGCATTAAGCACCCGTCAGCTTCTACCGGCCTTGCAGTTGAGTGCATCATCACTGACAAAGACACCGTTGAGCCTGACCGTGCCCAGTCCATCGTCAGCATCCACAACCCCCTTTTGCCAGGCTCCAAACTGGTTCCGGGTGGTGGTATAGCTTCTTTGCTTAGCTCCCTTGAAACCCGCGTTCACCTTCCGCCTACGCGCCTTCCTGTCACCGTCGACATTGCCAAGGTCATGGTTTCTTTCGTCCGCTGTCTTATTCGTGGCAATCAGCTCATTCCTTTATCGTATGAGGAGATGAGTGACCGCATGAAACGCCCGACTCAGCGGCAGGAGCTGGACTCGTTGGGTACCACCTTCGATTTAAAGCAGCACAGATGGACCGTCTTCAATAAGACTGAGCCTTCCAGCAAGCACCCTCGCATTATTGTCGCTTGTAAAGGTACGCAGAATTACGAGCTTGCCCGTTGGACTCTGACCCTTTCTGACTACCTCATGCTGCAACCCTTCTGGATGCCAGGGAAGTCGTGCGGCACGATTCAAGCCGCCGTCCATCGCCTCCATTGCATCGCTCAGAGGAGCCTCGCTCAGGGCGTGTCTGAGTACGACTACACTGGATTTGACGCCACCA